GTAAAGTAGTACCCTTTAAATCAAAAGAAGCAAGAGATAATGCAATTAAAGCAGGAACTCATGAAAAGGTTAAGAAAAAAGATGATAAAGAAACTAAAGAAAAAGACCCAAAAAAATTAAGTGGTAAATCTGCATTTCCTGGTGCAAGAGATTTAGGTAATATGGGAAGTGGAGAAGATAGTCAAGATAGTGCAGATTCTGAAAAAGAAGATAAATCAAGTAGTGATTCTGAAGAAAAAACTGATAATGAAAAATCTTTTGATGAATTAAAAAAAGATATAGCGAATAATCCTGATATAGTAAAGGATTTAAAAAGTTTTGAAAATTTTTTAGATAACAAACAAAAAGAAGCTCTAAAACTTGAAGGTAAAAAAAGAGTTAAAGAATTAGAAAAACTTGATAGTTTATCTGAATCTTTTGATAATCTTCCTGATGATGTAAAAAATACTACTAGTGCTATATTTGCTAAAGGACAAATCTTTGAAGGGAGACAAAACTCGGGTATTGGTAAAAATAGATTAGGATATCTTGATGTAAAAACTCTTGCATCAAATAAAGAATATTTAATGAAATCTTATGGTGATGGTTCTGCAGAGGCTGTTAAAGAATTTGTACAACAATCAAGAAAAATTAAAGTAAATGAGGATTATGTTAAATCTTCTTTCGATTTATTACCTGTTTCTCTTCAAAAATCACTACAAGGTAAAGGAAAAGTTGGTGATGCTGGTAAAAACAAACATTTCTTAGGATATGTAAGAAACGATGGTGAAATAACATCAGATAAAAATGACCCGAATATTAAAAAGGGTGAAGATGGTAAATTAGAAGTTAAAAGAGGAAATCCTGGTGGTAAAGATAGAGGTAGATTTGTTTGGAGAGCTATATTAGAACAAGGTGGACAAGACCCATATACAGGACTACCACTTGATTTAAGTGCTATTGATTTAGAACACACCGTTGCATTTGATAACAAAGATAATGGAACTCCATCTGAACAAGATTATTTAGATAGAGAACATGATGATAATATTATTATATGTGCAACTAATATAAATCAAAAGAAATCTAATTTATCAATGAAGGACTTTTATGAAAGAATTGTTGATGGGCAAATTGGAAAATCTGAAGAGGAGTTTACAAAAGAAAGTGAAACTTATGAAACTATAAATAATGTTGCATCTCAAACTGAACAAAAGGCGGCTCTTATATTAGAGGGTGGTAAAATTAAAAACGGATATGATTTTAAAATTTTAAAAGAAACCTTTGATGGAGATGATGATACATATACAAGTGCCAGAGATGAATTTAGAAAAGTTGCTAAAACTAATGAAGATAAAAAAGCTCTTGCAAAACTAAAATCAGGAATAGGTAAAAATACTTTAATGGCAATGGGATTGGGTAGAGGACTTACTGATAAGAGCGGTAGAAGAACTATTAAACTATCTTCAGATAACTTATATAGAGGATTTTTATTATCAATGGCAGATGAACCTGATAGACAAGATGAGTACAAAAAAGCGTGGGAAGAAGCTAGAAAAGTTGGTAACTCAGATGAATATAGATTAAAAGGTAAAGGTCAACAAGGAATGATTAAATATCTTATTGATAAAAAATTCATATCTCATAAGGTTCTATCTGATAAAAAAATGGGTAAAGTTTTTCAAAATTCACTAACTGAGGTATTCGATTATGATTTAAATGAATACATTATTTTAAACTAACCCCCTTGTATATAACTCTAATTCGAGATTATGTACTTTATAGTCAATATTTGACATTTTCCTACAAGCAAATTATATTTATAGGTGAATAATTAGAGAGATAGGAAAATTTATGCAAACACAGTTACTCTGTACTTTTACAACCAAAGAGGAACTTCAAAATACCCTACAACTTATTAGAGATACATACCATATAGTTTATAACTACATATATGTACTTCAGAATAAGGGTAATTTGGATGAACTTTTTGTAACATACAATATAGATACTCAATATAAACCAGATAGACCATTAGATGATACTATTTTGGTTCATAGAAAAAAACAGAGTAATACTTTATATACTATTAATGCACTAAACGAATTAGTAAAAGAAGAAAATAATGGTGTATTAGATAAATCATTTTCTATCGATTGGAATAAATTTAAAAATTCAATAATCGTTACCAATGTAGAAGGAACAAAAAAGATTTCTACAAGAATCTTCGAGGTAATCGAATTTAATCAAAAATAATTCACTTTTTGCTTGGCAGTCTCGGCTTTTTTTTGTAGCTTTGGGGTATAATTATAAACCTTAAAATTATGAATATAGATTACAATAAAATTACAAATGTAGAAATCGAAGATATATTTAGATTCGATTATCCTGATTTCTGTGATGCTTTTATAGCTTCTGCAGATTACGATGGAAAACCAATGAGTGAAGATATGATTGATTATTTAAACGAAAATGATAGTGGATTTATTGGTGAAACCATATTCGATAATCAACTTTATTTGTAAAAAAAAGTGTTAAAAAATTTGGATTTCTCGGCTTTTTTTCGTATATTTACTATGTAAATAAATGATATGATAAATACTAAAACAATAAACAAATTAATAGTGAGTGGATTTATTCCCTTAAACTCTGTTGGTTCCTTATTAGATGGGGATACTGGCGAACTTTACCCAATGTTAGAAGATGGTTCTCCTGATTGGGATAATTCTCTTTCCTTATATGAGGATGAATTATCGGCTGAATGGTTAGATACTTTATCAAATGAGGATTATAAAACGATTGAACCTTATTTAGATAGAGCAGGTTCGTTATTAGGAAATTAAACTTAAAAGATATGTTAAAAAGTAAAGTTCAAAATATAATCAATGAAGTGTTTCCAAAAATTGAGAAACATTATGGGTTCTCTAAATTCCAAGAATGTACTCCTTATGTAGAACTCCACAAAAACATCTACGAAAAATATAGTGGTGAAGATGGTGCTCAAGGTGAAGAAGATAAATGTCACGCCGAGTATTGTTCAATGATGAATGAGATTAGTATCTACTATCCTCAGATGAAAAGTAGAAAAATGATTATTGAAACCCTAATTCACGAATACATACACTATCTACAATCACCAACTTGGTTTAAAAGATATTACAATATGGGATATCACTACAATGACCACCCATATGAATTAGAAGCTATAAGTTACGAAAAAGATTATAAATTATTCATATGATAGATACTTGGACTAAAGAACAATTCCTACAAGTAATGAGTGATGCTTACAAAGAAGCTCATGGTATAAGACCTCGTGGTGTTAATTACGAGGAATGGAGTACCGAAGAACTTAAAATGGAGTTTTTAACTCTTTCCCAAATCTCAGCTGATAATGAGCAATGGGAAATGGAAATATAAATTATGGATACAATTTGGGTAATCATAGGATTAATACTTAGTTTTGGATTTCACTATTTTGTTTATGAAGAACAATATAAAGAAGAATTTGGAGCATTTCTAATCTTCATAGTTGTTCTACTTGGATGGGTAGGATATCTTTTTATATAAAAAAATAAGAAATTGTTTGGAAATATCAAATATTTTTCGTATATTTACATTGTAAATAAATAATAAGTTATAAAAGAATGAATATTAAAAAGTTTAAACACCTATTTAAGACTGAATTTTATGATAAGGCTTACAAAAGATGGAGAATAGATGAAGAAAAGGCAGGTAAGGATATTATAGGAGACCAATATGAGAAATTCAGAGAAAAGTATTATCAGTCGTATGGATTTTCAATTGGAAACGGCCGTAAGGTATTTGGTTCTTCTTACAATTGTGATACGGTTGTTAAAAAAGGAAATGATATAGTTATACTTGAAGAAGATAAGGCTAACTATGTTGATTCTTGTTTTCTTGGAAGAGCTATACAAAACGCTACTCAAGTTTTTAATTCTTGTCTCAAACAAGGTATTCCAATTCCATACTTTGTTATTAGTTCATCAACTAAATATAATAAGTATGAAGAAATTTACCAAGAAAAAATTGAAACGATTAGAAAAGATTTAGTTGATATACTTAACGAAAAGTTTATTTACTTACCTTTGTGTGAGCATGATAGAAAAGTTAAAGGTTATTTTGAAACATCTGAAAGCTGTTTTAATTTATCAGATGAACTTATTGAAAAACAAAATAATTTTGTGAAAGGATTATTATAGAATGGTAAAAGTTGATTTATATAATGGAGATTGTCTTATAGAGTCAGATAAGATACAAGATAATTCAGTTGATTTAATATTAACAGATTTACCATATGGGGTTTTAAATAAAAGAACCGAATGGGATGTTATTATTCCTTTTGATAAAATGTGGAAAATGGTAGATAGAATATTAAAACCAAATGGTGTTTTTATAACTACATCAAAACAACCTTTTACATCTCAACTAATTATGAGTAATATAAAAGATTTTAGATATACACTTATATGGGAAAAATCTAAATCTACCGGTTATTTAAACTCAAAAAGAATGCCATTAGTAGCACATGAAGATATTGTTGTATTCTATAAAAAATTACCTACATATAATCCACAAATGACCGAAGGGAAACCATATGATAAAGGTACGGCCGTTAGGGATACAAATTCATATGCAAAACAAACAAAAGCAATTCATGTAAAAAATGATGATGGTAAAAGATTTCCAAGAAGTGTTCAGTATTTTGTAACTGCCGAATCAGAAGGTGGGTTTCATCCTACTCAAAAACCAATAAAACTATTTGAGTGGTTGATTAAAACATATTCAAATGAAGATGATGTAGTTTGTGATATTACTATGGGTAGTGGAACAACTGGTGTTGCTTCTGTAAATACTAATCGTAATTTTATAGGAATTGAAATGGATTCTGAATATTTTGAAATATCAAAAAATAGAATTAAAAAATCACAAAATACAATATTAAAATTTACATAAATAACTCGAAAATTCGGTGTATTTTTTGGGTTTTGTTATATTTATATATACACCGAGTGTTGTAAGTTGAACACTCAAAACTTAAACTTAAAATTTAATTATTATTAACAATTTAAAAATTTAAACAATTATGGCATTAGACATTAAAGCAATTAGAAGTAGGCTGAATAAACTTCAGAATACTCAAAGAAAGACAGATGCATTATGGAAACCAACTCCAGGAAAGCATCAAGTAAGAATCGTTCCTTACAAATTCAACAAAGACAATCCGTTTATCGAATTGTATTTTCACTACAACATTAACAACAAAACTTATCTTTCACCACAATCATTTGGTAGACCAGACCCTATTGTAGAGTTTGCGGATAAACTAAAAAGAATGGGTGATAAAGATGATTGGAAAGCTGCAAAAGCTATGGAACCAAAGTTAAGAACTTTCGTACCTGTTGTTGTAAGAGGTGAAGAAGGTGAAGGAGTTAGATTTTGGGGATTCGGTAAAACAGTATATCAAGAAATTCTTGGTTATATTGCAGACCCAGATTATGGCGATATTACAGACCCAACAAGTGGTAGAGATTTAACAATCGAATATAAATCAGCAGAAGAAGCTGGTACTACTTATCCAACCACTACAATTAGAGTTAAACCAAAAGAATCAGCACTTAGTGATGATGACACAAAAGCAGTTAATTTTGTTGAAAATCAAACTGAAATTACAGATTTATATTCTGAATTATCTTATGATGAATTAAAATCAGTATTAGAAGGATGGTTAAATCCAACTAATGAAAGTGGAGATGAATCAGTTTCACAAGAAACTCTTTCAACTTCAACTCAACCTGCAAGTGAAACAACATCAGCACCAGAACCAACTAAATCAGATTCAAAGAAAACTGATGATGTTGCGGCTGCATTTGATGATTTATTTAACAACTAATTCTAAACTAAATGGCGAAAAAGAAAGCAAAAGAGCTTGACTTGGCAGATATTCTGGCAGGAGAACTCAACAAACAATCAAAAGAACAGAAAGTAGCATTCTTCTTGGATTCGGATGAAGCTCCTACAAATGTAGAGGGTTGGATTTCGACAGGATGTGCTATGTTGGATGTTGCAATCTCCAATCGCCCTTATGGTGGTTTACCTGTTGGTAGAATCACAGAAATCACAGGATTAGAACAAAGTGGAAAATCATTAGTATCTGCACACTTGTTAGCGGAAACCCAAAAACAAGGTGGAGTTGCTGTATTGATTGATACAGAAACTGCAGTAAGTAGAGAATTTTTAGAGGCTATCGGTGTTGATGTCTCTAAACTTCTTTATGTATCAGCAGATTCAGTTGAACAAATCTTTGATTTCACAGAAACTATCATTGAGAAGGTTAGAACAACTGATAAAGATAAATTGGTTACTATCGTAGTAGATTCAGTTGCTGCGGCTTCAACTAAGAATGAGTTGGCGGCAGATTACAACAAAGATGGATATGCTACTGATAAAGCAATTATCATATCAAAAGCAATGAGAAAGATTACCAATATGATTGGTAGACAGAAAATCTCATTAGTATTTACTAACCAACTTAGACAGAAAATGAACGCAATGTTTGGTGACCCTTGGACAACTTCAGGTGGTAAAGCACTTGCTTTCCATGCTTCAGTAAGATTAAGATTGAAGGGTATGGGGCAAATCAAACAAAAGGTAAACGGCCTTGATAAGGTTGTTGGTATGAAAGTACGATGTCAAGTAATTAAAAACAGAATGGGGCCACCATTAAGAGCGGCTGATTTTGAAATATACTTTGACCGAGGAATAGATAACTACGGTTCGTGGTTAGGTGTAATGAAAAATAATAAATTAGTAAAACAAGCTGGTGCTTGGTACACTTATATTGATACAGAAACAGGTGAAGAACTCAAATTCCAATCAAAAGATTTTATTCCTTTGATGGATGAGAGAGATGATGTAAGAGAACAGATTTACAAAAAGATTTGTGAAGAAACTATCTTACAATATAAATCAGATACACTTGATATTGATGCAATGGAAGTTGATACCGAAGGTGCTGGTGAAAATGATTAATATTATGGATAGAACATTATTTGAAATGTTAAAAAAAAGTGCTGAAGCAGATAAAGCAAAAGCACTCCTTTCATTAGAACTTTTAGGAAATAAAGCAACAGGTATTGGTGACCACTCTACTGAAGATTTCTACAAAAATGCTGAAGAAGCTTTAGCAATGTTGGTAGATGCAGATGATAGATTGGGAACTTTAGAAACTTATTTCGGAAAAGAACTTTTATAATGAAACAACTCTACAAAAACATATTAGATTCGGTTGAGAGAGACCACAACCAAAATATCGATAGAAAACAAAACGATAGAGTTTTAATTATCGATGGTTTAAATACATTTATCAGATGTTGGTCATCCATTCCTACGATGAATGATGATGGTGACCATGTTGGTGGTGTAACTGGTACTCTTAAATCTATTGGATATGCAATAAGACAAACTCAACCGACTCGTGTTGTTGTAGTGTTTGATGGTCAAGGTGGTAGCAAACGAAGAAAGAAAGTTTTCGGTGGTTATAAAGCACAAAGAGATAAAAACAAACTCAGAGTAAATAGGCAATATGCTGATTTAATGAACGATGAGGATGAAAGAGAATCTATGAAAAGACAATTTGTTTGGTTAAACGAAATGTTAGATGGGTTACCTCTTACAACTATGATATACGATGGTGTTGAAGCCGATGATATCATGGCTTATATCACTACAAACATTCTTAAAGATAAAGAACAGGCAGTAGTAATGTCAACTGATAAGGATTTCCTTCAATTAGTAAATGATACTACTATTGTCTGGTCACCTACCAAAAAGAAACTTTACAATGCAAAATTAGTAAAGGAAGAATATGGTATTGAATCTAAAAATCTTCTCTTATATAGAGTATTAGATGGAGATAAATCAGATAATATACCTGGTGTATATGGATGTGGAATAAAAACTTTGGTAAAAAGATTTCCTGAAATTACTGAAGATAAAAAATTATCATTAGATGATTTGTTCCAACTCTGTGAAGAAAAAATAGAAGAAACAAAAGGGAAAATAAAAATATACAAAGATATTTTAAAATCTAAAAGACAAATTTTATTAAATGAAAATTTGATGCAATTAGATGATGTAGATATTTCAGGTCAAATAAAAATGAAGGTTTTGGATAGATTTAATGAAAAAATCACACCTTTAGATAAAATAAACTTTCTTAAAATTTTATTAAAATACAAAGTTGTAAGTAACTTTGGTGATATAAATGATTGGTTAAAAACAACATTTGGAAATATTATTACAAAATAATTTGGATTTTAAAAATATTTTTCGTATATTTGTATAAATTTAAAAAGAGTCAATGCAAGATATAGATACTTTATCAAAATACGGACAATCATTTCAGTCAAAGGTTGTATCCGCATTACTTACTGATAATAAGTTTCTTGATACTATATCCGAAGTAACCACTTCAAAGTTCTTCGAGAACGATGCTAACAAATGGATTGTTAGTGAAATACTTTCCTACCATGAAGAATATAGGAAACCCCCTACATTAGATGTATTCAAATCACAACTAACAAAAATAGATAATGAGGTTTTAAAGAAAACAGTAGTTGAACAACTCCGTCATGTTTTCACCCAAGTTGGTAATGTAGATTTAGAATA